GTTTTTCCCCGCAGCCTACTCTTTTCCGACAAACGACCAGCTCGTCTCGTCTTGAAACTAGTTACAATGTTGGTAAATCCAAACCCTCATAGTCAGCTTGCGTTGCAGCGCTCCAATGCGCAGAGTCATGTTCTCTCCATGATTGAGAGAAATGCCCGAGGATTCACATCCGTCATCGATATCGGTGCGGGCGCCGGCGGAGTTTTCCGAGCGATGAAGTATCACAACGATCATCCCTCGACGAAAATCACCGGGTATCACGCAATGGCCCCAGTAGTCCATCCTGCGGATGTCGTCCGCGTCTCTCGAATTCCGAAGACGCCGGCGACTGACGGGAAGATGAAGTGGTCAACGACTGATCCCTGGTTAGTGGGCTGCCACCATAAAAGTTCCGAATGCCCGTGCCGGGGGCGTTCGATAGCAGCCAGAGGAATAGGCAAAACAACAGGTTATAATTATGTTGCTGTACATAGCTTTTACTATCTGAAGAATGAAGACCTGCAGACTTTCGTGAACGGAGACCAGCTGTACGTGGTTTATCACGACTTCACGGGAGATGGCGGTAGTTTTTGTAAGGAATTTGAGTGGAAGGTTGAATCAGATGAAATCATAATGACTCCACTCGGCCCTTGTGGCAACACTTACAAACACCGAGACACCACTCACTTGATGCGCGGCTTCCGTTTCACTGTTAATGGTAAAACCCTCTATGCTCATGGGGGGGAATCGTGGTGTTGTGGCGCGGGCAACGAAACCCGCATAGCTCAGTTCGTTATCTCAGCAGATGAACTTGGAAGCAATTATCCACACATCGATGAACCGCGGGCAAAAACAGTGCAGATAGTAGCACAGACTACGAACATAACGGCCCAACCCACATGGGTCGATGAATCACGGAGTATGGTGACTTCGTGTGTTAGTCTTGTGTCTTATAACCTAACCAGGAAACAAACAGTAGAACGTTTGGTGCAAATATGTTCATCTGTGTCGAAACAGTTTAAGAGACCTGTATCTGAAGTTGTACCCGTCGTTCGGGATGCGTTCACGGAGACTCGGGACGCCACGCTTGGGCTGGTGAGAACAGCCCATGAAGACGACAACTTCAAGCGAGCACTTGACACAGCATTTGAAACTTATGCGCCAGAAGCATATGAACGACCACAATTCAGCCGAGTGACGGCGATTCTACTGACTACGATCATCTTGATCTTCTCCATCTTAGCGTTGGTGGGCTTTCAAGCAGGTGCCTCGATCACAATTCAAGCCATTCCCATCTTGGTTGTGACGTTCGCATCACTTTCTTTGGCAAATGGTTTCAAGAATCATAATAAACCATCCGAAGAAGAAAAACAAGCCATGATGCAGCAAGAAGAGAATGACAAAAAGCTAGAACGAGCTTTGAAGCTCGCTCTAGCGTAGGATGTTTGCCTACCACTAGGAACAACTGTCAAGGGTGGCCGCCTCGACAGTTCAACAGTCACGAGGCCGGAGTGGGAGGGTGCGTACCGACTAGCATCGACAATCACGAACACGGTTTGCCTTGGCCCCGGAGATGAAAATAACCTCGGGGACAACTGCAAAATAAAGGCGAGACCTGTGTTTGATTGCACGGATGATGGCGGAGCAGTTCTAATGGGGATGGCCACTGATGTGGCCTATGTCTGTAGAAAGTGTCCATGCAACGCACATAATGCAATGTGCAATAGGCATGGAACGAAACAGCCTGTGATGACGAAAGATTTTGTCAACTTCAGGCGTGACTTCTACGATTTAACATCCACGGCTGTCCGCGATGAGTATGCAGAGTTGAGAACTTTTTATGATGAGAATTGGTTGGGAAAATGGCCTCAAAAGAAACAAGAGGCAATCACCAATTCTGTTGGTAAAGACTTTTATAAATTTGACCGTGTTAAGAACATGGTCAAACGTGAAGTGGCACTTAGTGCGCCGAAGAAAGCCCGTTGCATTCAATATTATGAGAATATGGCAACGCAAGCTTTCATCGGCCCAACAGTGTCAGCGCTTCAAAAAGCATATACCAAATGGTTCTATCGCCAAGGCGACAAAGTTAAGATAACCCTGGCTTCAGGGCTCAATCAAGATGAACTAGGCAAGTGGATGTCAGATTGTTTAACTGATTATCCAAAAGCCATGTTCTATGAAAGAGACGGTAAGAGCTGGGATGCAACTATGAACCGAAAACATCATGAATTCAAGAAATGGTGCTACCGTTTTGCGGATGAAAAAGTGCTCGAAGCCATTGACGAAGGATTCAGCGTCAAGGGCTGCGGAGTGTATCGCAAAGGTTATGCTTCAACAACTCTAGCTTACACATTAGTTGGTACAACGAAATCGGGTCACAATGACACAACATTAGGCAATTCCTTAGTTAATGCCGCGATAGCTTATGAAGCCATGAGCAATCTCGGCTTACGTGGGGACATCATCGTGGCAGGTGATGACCTATTGATCGTCGTTGATGGTGATTTCGATGAACATGCGTTAGCAAATGAAGAGTCCGCACTCGGCATAACGCCCGAGTATGCTAAGTTTTCAGATTACTTAGATGTCTCCTTCATATCTGGAATTTGGTTCCGTGACGCATTGAACAAATTCACATTTACGCCGAAACCCGGCAGGTTAATGCGGAAATTGTTTTGGACAGTAAACCCCCCAACGAAAAAGAATCGTGACACTTACATGAAATCAATAGTGGTAGGCGTTCGTAGTGTTGTCGGCGATATGCCGATAATCAATAAATTCCTGGAAATTCATGAGCCTGAGAAAGGTGAAGTAAAACAGAGTCAATATGTGCATCTCGTGGGTCGCGGTGTAGGAGACATTTCGGAAGATTTCAAAAGAAAATATGGTGTTACTCAACAAGAAATCGATTCCGCAAATGCGTTCCTTGAAAATAACCGCGGACATGTGGGGATAATTGTTCACCCGGTCATTGATAAAATTGTGAACATTGATCTAGCAGACGTCCACGAGCGTCCAAAGGTAGGTTGGTAGACTCGCCTATCAGAAGGAGTACCTGCGCCCTTCCCTTACCAGCAGGACTCAAGTTTTACTTTACTGAAAAACGCCTCCTCCTCTTCCTTAACTGGAAACTCATTCTCCAACAACACCACATCCTTGCTTTTTGCAGGTTAACATAACATGTCAAGTAGACAAACTCGAAAACCCAAGGCAAAGCCGGCGAAGGTTAATGCCAACAAACCCAAGCCCAAGCCCCCAGCCTCAAATGGTGGCAAACGAGAGATGTATAACCCCGGGTTGCAACGAACAATTGCAGCACCCGTTTCGTATGGCACCCTCGTTCGCACAGGCAGGCCGAACTCTAAAACGACTGGAACGTCCAGAAACATACAGTTCCGAGAGCTCGTGCTCTCAGCCGTCGCTGGGTCGACCACCTTCACAATTCAATCAACATTGGCCCTCAATCCCGGAGTTGCCGCCACATTTCCAAGATTGGCGGCAGAAGCTCAATTATGGCAACAATACCGATTCAATTCCTTGAGATTTGAATGGGTTCCATTTGCTGCAACGAGCACTGCCGGTGATATAATGTTGTCACCGAATTATGATGCTTCTCAACCACCCCCTGTGAACGAAACCCAGGCATCTGACAATTATGGCGCATGCATTTCAAGCGTGTATGCCCCATTCACTTGCGTTTTGGACCCTGCTGCAATGATGGGTTCAGGACCTCGCCGTTGGATTCGTTCCACCAACATCGCAGGCGACATCAAAACTTTTGATGTGGGCAAGCTTTTCGTCATTTCAAACAACGAGTCTGGCACTTCAACTGTTGGCAAATTATACGTGGAATATGATGTTGACTTGTTCTTGCCACAGAACACTCCGGCAGATTCTTCCAATTCCCAGCAAACCAGCTTTTATTCTCGCGCCACAGCCCAAACATTCACAACCACTGTCGCTTCGAATCTTGATTTTGATGCGGCTCAGTTTGATCCGTTGGGTTTTGGTGCAGATGTTGCAGGTGTTTACACACCAGCAGCTGGCTGCTACCGTATTTCAACAGTCGTGGCATTTAATGACTCTGCAAATGAAGAGTATATAGTTACTTATCAGTACCTCAAGAATTCTAGCGCGCTCGCGTCGCCGATTATTGCATTCCATCGGGCGTCAGGCGCTGGTGCTTCTGGCTCTAGATGTACTATACCGCTTGCAGGAGTCATTTCCTTTAATGGATCTGACACCTTCGCGATCTCCGTCACCATGACAGGTGCCGCAGGTACTCTGACCTCACTCGCAACCTCTCCACAATTGGTTGTCAGTTTGGCTTAAGCAAGAAAAATAACAAAAGAAGAAGG